CCCTACTGCGGTAACTGGACAGTCTTACAAGGATACTCTGTCAAACAGCACTGCTGTCCGTAACATTGGTTACACAAACAACGGTCTTGAACTAACCTTCACACCAACCTTTGGTGACGTTGTTGTTGATCAGCTACTGGACGTAGCAAAGCTTTACAAGTCAGGTATGCAGGTAACTCTAAAGACTTCATTCGCTGAAGCAACTCTAGAAAACCTTCTCGTTGCAATCGGTCAGAAGGGTTCAGTATTGAACTCAACTGCTACTGGTAGCACTTGGACAGAAACTCTGATTGGTACTCCAACTGGTACTTCAGGTTCAAGCACTACTGCTGCAACTAACGCTGCTGGAAGCTACATTGACATTCTTTCAGGTGATCTAGGTGACTACCCTGTAGAGCGTAGCATCGTTGCTGTTGGTCCTGGACCAATCGGTAACAACGCTAACATTCCAGACAGCAACATCACAAGTCAGAAAGAGCGTGTCTACATCGGCTACCGTGCAGTTTCAATTACTAACGTAACTGTTGCTGCAAAGCGTGATGCTGCGACTATGTTCGACGTTGAATTCCGTCTACTACCATTGGATAATGGTGTTTACGGTAAGATCGTTGACCGCACATTCTAATAACTAAATAGTTGAGACTGCCCTGGGGTGACCTGGGGCAGTTTCTTTTTTTGGTATACTTATAGAATGACCACTACAGTTTATAAAGAAGAAACAATAAAGTTAATTGATGGAACAGAGTTAGAACTGTCACCACTAAAAATTAAGTATCTTAAAGAGTTTATGGATACATTTAAAATGGCACAACTAAATTCTCAAAGTCAGGACGATGCACTTGACGCATTGATTGCATGTGTAAGGATAGCAATGAAACAATTTTGTCCATCCATCAAAACGGCGGAAGACGTAGAAGATAATTTTGATATGAAAACAATGTATAGGGTTCTTAATATTGTTGCAGGAATTAAAATGGGTGAGCAAACAGAGGGTCAGCAGGTAGTAGACTCAACAGCCCAAGCCGCAGCTGAAAAATCATCATGGGAAGACCTTGACCTAGCAAAGATAGAGTCAGAAGTATTTATCATGGGGATGTGGAAAAATTATGACGAACTGGAAAGAAGCATGTCTATGCCAGAGTTACTAATAACACTTGAGACTAGCCGAGAGCTTGACTATAATGAAAAACGATTCTTGGCTGCAATGCAGGGTGTAGATCTTGACGAAGAACTTGGAACCAAAGAGCCAGATGCATGGGAAGCCATGAAAGCCAGGGTAGCTACAAATGGTCTAACTAGTGATCCTAATGATATTGTATCCTATCAAGGTATTCGTGCTGCTCAGTCTGGATTTGGAATTGGCATGGGGCTTGAATACGCAACAGAGCTATAGCCTTTATGTTATAATTATTAAGTCTAACAAGGAGGACAAATGAGTATTACAGTAACAGAAGAGCAGCAGCTAACGCTGCTTGACGGTACAACTTTCGTTGCACGACCACTAAAGATTTCACTACTTCGTAAATTTATGAAGGCATTTGATGGAATCGCAGAAGTGTCTGCAGATAATGACAAGTCAATGGACTTGCTAATCAAGTGCGTTCAGGTAGCTATGGAGCAGTATGCCCCAGAGGTTGCAGCAGACGCAGCAAAAATGGAAGATCTTCTAGACCTTCCTACTGTATACAAGGTCATTGAGGCTGCGTCAGGCATCAAGCTTGGCGATTCAGGTCTACCTGGCATTGTCTAAATAAAATAAAAAAGAAGGTGTTTATGAATGGCTGAGGAAATTCAGTCCAATATTAGAGTTAATATTGATACTGCTGGTGCTCTAGCAGGATTGAAGCTTCTCCAGAAGGAGATCTCAGCCTTTCATACACAAATGTCAAAGGCAGGAGCCGCTTCAGCGGCTACCTCTGCTCAAATGGGCAGTAACCTAGTAAATACTATTAATCAAACTGGCAAATTTGCAGCCAGCATGACAACTGTAAAGACAAGTGCTCAAGCATTTACTACAGCACTTGAAAAGAACCAACTGTCGATGGGACAGTATTTTCGTTATGCAGCAGGTGCATCAAAAAGTTTCGGTAAACAGTTTGCCACTGAATTTAATACAATTCAAAACGTAGCCATTGAAAGAGTAAAAAGCTTACAGACCCAATATATCAAAATGGGTACTGCCGCTAATGGTGCAATTACAGCAATCAAAGTAAGACCACTTACCCTTGACATGGAAAACCTTGGCACAAGAACTATGATTGCTGCTCAAAGGCAGCAACTGCTTAACCAAATGCTTGACCTTGGATCTACTAAACTTCTAAACTTTGGTAAAAATATGCAATGGGCAGGTCGCCAACTCATGGTTGGTTTCACAGTTCCACTTACAATGTTTGCTGCATCAGCAATGAATTCTTACAAGCAGATTGAAGCAGAGCGTGTTCAACTTACTCGTGTTTATGGAACATTTGAGACAACTGCCGCCGAGGCAAATCGTGCTGCAGATTCAGTACAGAAACTTGCTAGCCAATATACTGCGTATGGTCTTGCTGTTAAAGATACAATGGCTCTTGGTGCTACTGTCGCAGCTGCTGGTGCTACAGGAAAAGATTTAACAGAGCAGGTTGCTGCATCTAGCAAGCTTGCTGTTCTTGGTAGAATGTCTCAAGATGAAGCATTCAAGAGCATCATGGTTCTTAAAAATGCTTTTCATTTAAGTGGTCAGGGTCTTACAAATACCATCGGTTTAATGAATGCTACTCAAAACCAAACAGTTAACTCTATTCAAGACATTACAGAAGCAACCATCAAAGCTGGACCAGTAGTTCAAGCACTTGGTGGAAATATGAGCGATTTGTTATTCTTCACAACAGCAATGCGTGAAGGTGGCATCTCTGCAAGTCAGGGTGCTAACGCTCTAAAGTCAGCACTCGCATCCATGATTAATCCAACAGCAAAAGCTGCTGCCACTCTAAAGGGAATGGGTATTGATCTAAATGGAATTGTTCAGCAAGACAAGGGTAATCTTCGTCAAACAGTAATGGATTTTGGTCAGGCATTAGATAAACTTGACCCACTAAAACGAGCACAAGCACTTGAAACATTGTTTGGTAAGTTCCAGTTTGCTCGTGTATCAGCACTTTTTAATAACATTAACCGAGCAGGTAGCCAAGCTTCTGCGGTAGCAGGACTCGGAAATGCTTCATCTAAGCAACTACAAGACCTGATGGATAGAGAAATGAAGAAAGTTTCTGATTCACCTCTATACAAATTCCAAAAACAACTAGCAGACTTCCAGGCAGCTATGGCTCCAATTGGTGAACAGTTTATGAAGTTCCTAACCCCAATTATGAAATTCTTTACTGATTTGGCAAAGGGATTCCAAAATCTTCCAGATGGAATGAAACAGGCAATTGTTGGTATATCTGTAATTCTTGGTGGAGTGGCTCCGCTAGTGTTAATGCTTGTTGGTCTTATCTCCAACGGTGCTGCCAACATGATGAAGTTCTTAGTAACTATTAAAAAATTCTTTAATGGCTTGACATCTGGATCACAAATTCTTGGTGAACAAGTAAGATACATGAGCACAGCAGAAATTGATGCCGCTGCCGAAGCAGCATCCCTTGATCAAATTCATCAAAAGCTAGTGCAAACATTTACAGTTGAGGCAGAAGCGGTTGATCTACTTGCAGCAGCATATGAAAGGGCAGCATTTGCTGCTAGAAGTTTTGGTCCAATGCCAGGAATGGCTTCAGCAGCAGCAGCAGAAGCAGCAGTTATCAAGGGATATAGTGCAAGTTCAAGAAATGCAATTCGTGGAATTCAAGGATATGCCGAAGGTGGAATTCTTAAAGGTCCAGGAACTGGGACTAGCGATTCTATGGTTGCTCGTGTATCTACTGGCGAAGCCATTATTCCAGCGGCATCTGTAAAGAAAAATCCAGACGTAGTCAATGCACTTATTAGTGGAGACATGCCAGGATATGCTGGTGGATATGTTCCACCGTTTACCTCTGCATATAAATCAGAAGCCAAACTAGCATACGAAGCAGAGCAACGCAGACTTGCAGAGATTCGTGCAAATAGCCCAGAAGGCAAGGCATTAGCCCTAAAGCGTCAGCAAGCAGCAAAAGAAAGAATGTCCAAGCTATTCCTATATGATCCATTGATTGCTGGAGTGCTTGATGAAAATAGTCCAGTTGCACACAGAATGCTAATTGATCAAAATGTTGGAAAGCTTGGATTTGTTACTCCTAGAACAGATCTACAGTTTGTCTCATCTCCAGAGCACACCTTGATGCGTAGACTTGGAATGAGAGCCAACCGTTGGCGCACAGTTAAACCAGGCGACAACTCTTGGCTAGGAAAATATTTTAATGTAAGTGAGTATGGTCCACTTGGAGAAATTGTTAGACGATTTGCTAATGGTGGAATTGTTAATGGTCCAGGAACTGGAACTAGTGATTCTGTTGTAGCCAGAGTTTCAAATGGTGAAGCAATTATTCCTGCAGAATCTGTTAACAAAAATCCAGATGTAGTTTCTGCACTTGTATCTGGAAATATGCCAGCATATAGCACAGGCAAAATGCCAGATGGAATTCAAATTTCACGAACAGATGCAATGGAACAAGGTCACCTTGGAACAGCAATTGAAAGAACTGCCGAAGAGTTCAATAAATTTGTTGATGAATTAGTTAAAACTAATAGAGCAACAGAAGAAGAAGCGGCAAAGATGAAAGATCTTCAAGCCAGGGCACTCAAGAATGAAGAAGAAAGACTTAGAAAACAAAATCCAGAAATGTCGAATGCACAAATTTCGGATGCTGCATCTAAAACTAAATTTAAAAATTACAATGAGTTGACTGCTCTACAACCAGCAAAATGGAATAACCTGGGGGATCAAAGTAAAATTCCTGGAGGCGTTGCTGCAGTTTCAAAGGTATACGATGTGGCTGGTGCAAAAGATCAGTATGCAAACTTTACAAGACACTTTAAAGATGCTGGAATGGAACTATCTGAAGTCGATGAAATTATAACTTTGGCTGGAGAAAAATTTAGGGAATCTGTAGCTGCATTGGGTCAAGATGCTGAAATTACTAAAGAACAACTTGAAAAAATTCAGATGGAGTCAATTTCTAGTGCTGCTGCAACAAATCCTATTGCTGCAAAAGAAATTCAAAGAATGGAAGACCAGGTTCACACCATTGGTCGTCCAGGAAACGGAAGATCTGGATACAGCAGAATGTCAACAGATGAGTCATATAGAATTAATGCTCAAGAAAATATGGCAGCCCATGCAGCAGTTACTGGTCAAGAAAATTCATTTAATTATGCTGGAAGATCCAGTGCTCCAAGAGAATTTAAGAATGTGCTTCAAAGTGCACAGGCAATGGGTGGAGACACAGAAGCCAGAGCAAATCAAATTGTTTCAGAACTTGAAAAAGACAAAACTCGCATGTCTCAACTTTTTATTGAGCTTCAGGAACTTGTTCCCGAAAGTGTTAATCTAGCATCTGAAGCTGCTTCGCCATCCAAAAAAGCTGCAATGCAAGCTGGTAAAAATATTTCAGATGGTGCAATGCTTGGTATTCAGGAAGGTCTTTCTACAACACAAACTACTGTGGCAACAGCAATGGAAGAAGTTGGTTCATCAATCGCCACAAATACAATGTCTTGGGCAGAGTGGAAGGCTGCTGTAGCATCAGCCTCAGCCTCACTTGATGTTGCAGCTGCAGATCAAATTCTTTATGAAGAAATTATGAAGCAAATGTCTACAGCCATTAGGACAACTATTCCTGCTGCAGAAACGTTGGATGAAAAACTTCAGCTATTGACTTTGGCTGGCGGAGAGTTTGGTGAAATGGCACTAAAAGCTTCGGCACAACTTGAAAGAGGTGGTTCTGGTATTGAACTTGGAACCAACATAGCAACCAAGGCTTTTGATGATTATGTCATAAAAATGCAGGCTCAAATGGTAGCCGAAGAAGAACTTGCAAATATGACAACGCTTGATGCAGAAGCCCTACAGGCATTTATCGCTGAATTCGGGGCATTGCATCCAATGATTACTGCAATGAGAACTGGAACAAGTCAGGCTATGTCAAGAGCTAAAGAAGCCAACGATCCAGGAATGTATCAAACTGTTAATCGAAGAGGTGAAGAATTAAAGGCTTATGCCTATAACAGAGCACCAGTTGATGAGATGGATGAATCTCCTCGTACACAGGCTCCCAAGTTTACACAGGCATTGCCATCATCACAACAACCAGTTGTGACAGCAGCACAAGGAACTGTAGCAACATTTGCAGAAACAGTACAAACAGAGTCTAAGGTAGAAATGCCAGTCGTTGCTGGAACAGTTGTTCAAGAAATGGTCACAGCAGTTGAGGCATCTATTCCAGAAATTTCTGTGGCAGCAGAAACACTTGTTACAGCAATGTCCGAACCAATTATCGCATCTGCTCCAGAAATTGCAGCAATTGGTAACGGAATGTCGCTATCAATTTCAGAACCACTTAAGGTGGCAGCAGCAGAAGTACAATCGTTTGGTACATATAGCCAGGGAACAATGCAACATGTCACTGAACAAATCTCAAAAATGCTAAATGGAATTAGCGAAAATGGAGTTATCAGTATAGAAAATCTAAACAAGGCATATTTAAAAAATGTTGAACTTGTTAATGGAGCTATTACTGCTGAAGATATTAGAAACATTAATCTTCGTGAAGGTGTTCAATTACTTGAACTTGCAAATGCGCCAATGAATATGTTATATGGTGCAATTGAAAAAATTGGAGCCGCATCGGAGCAGATCTTGCCAATGCTTACATCTGCTGGAGAAAGACTACAAATTGAATTTATTAAAGTAAGCAACAGCCTTGAGCAATTAGCAACTGCTGGAATTGCTACAGCAACAAAATTTGGAGTTGCAGCAAAAGAAATGGCTATTACTGCTGGAACTGCTGTGAAAAATGCTGCAGTAGCCACTGGAACATATTTAACAACTGCTCAACCAAATAGAATTTCTCAATCATTGAGGACCAAACAAGCCAACTTAAGAGGTGACAATGGTGCACAAGCTCAGGCTGGTGCTCGTGGCGGTGGCGGCAAGGGAATGATGGCAACTATGGGATTGATGATGGTAACTGGTATGCTATCTGGAGTAAAGGGACCGCTTGGAGATTTTGCAAATTTCCTTCAACCAGTCCTTATGGGTCTATCCGTAATGTCTATGATTTTGCCATTACTTACTGCAGAACAGACAACAGCTATGGTTGGTCTTGGAGCAGCAATGATGGAGTTTATTGTTCCAATCATGGCAGTAATTGCAGTTATTGGATTGCTAGTGTTGGCATTTAATCTTGTAGCCGATCAAGCCAAGAAAGATGCAGAAAAAACAGCAGCAGCAAATAGAAAAGCTGCAGATGCAATTGTTGGATTCGGTTCTGCACTTGGTGCTTCAAAAGATCAAATACAAAACTTTAATGATACCTTCCAAACTAATCTAGGTGGTTCTGCAATGACAGAATCTCATATTGCTACTACTGGTTCTGGATATCATCCTGTTGTTCAAACAAACGAAGACCTACAAAAAACTAACCAGCTAGTCGGTGACGAAAACTTTAAGAGTGCAAACTCTAATCTTATCGATCAACTAAAAAAGGCTAAAGGTGCTCAGGGTAATGTTCTTATAAACTCATTTGCACAGACACTAAAATCACAAGGTGCAGCAGACAAAGATATTTCACTATATGTAGAAGCATTGAAAAAGTCTGCATCAAGACAAGACCTACAACTTGATTTTAAAACACTTGACATTGGCTCTAAACTTGGTCAGGCTCAAATGGAAGAACAAATTAAAAATAGTGTAAAACAATTTACTAGACTATCTAAGATATATTCTCCAGAAGTGCTTGCTCAAGGAGAACAACTTAGTTCTAATGCCTCAAGTGTGCACGGATTAAGTGCAAAATCCTATGTTTCAAAAATTAAAAAGATTGGCACTGGGGAAGATACGGCAGATGCAAGAAATGCATATAGAGATCAAATCCTAAATCAACTTAAAGAAAATACCGATTTCCAACAATATATGGCTACCTACTCAGCACCAATTGCTGGTTCTGGTGGTGCTTTTGGTTTAAATGGTGCTAAGAAGAGAACCGTTGATGAAAACATTGCAATCTTTAAGAAAAACTCTGCTGGTCAAGATAATAATGAAAACAGCGATTTTGCAAAAATGATTACCGCAGTTTCAGGAAGCTCTAATGCTAATCTAAAAGCTTTTACAGATAGTGGAAAAATGTCTGCAGGAGACCTTCAAATTATGAGCACACAGGCACAAATGTCTGCAACTGATATTACAAATCTTGGAACGGCATTTAAAAATGGTCAGGTAAATGTACATGACTTTAACAAAGACATGAAAATGATTGGTGATACAATCTCAACATTGGGAGCAGCAAAGGGAAATAACTACATCAACTCTATTGTAGACTCAATGAAAGATTTGGATACAGGAACTAAGACAGCGATCAAGGGACTGTCTGTCATGGGTGACAAGATGCTACTGATTAAAGCTGCAAGTCTTGGAATTAACATCGATCCAGAAGTAGTTAAGGCAATTTCTGCTGGTGAGGCAGCACAGCAACAATTAAAGAACAACCCAAACATGACTGGTCAAGGTGCTACAATATTGGCAAATCAGGTAGCAGCTATGGAATCAGCAAAGGGCGGACTGACACAGTCAATTACTGACATGATGAATGCAACTGCAAAAGCCGCAGAGGCAGCCAAAACACCACTTGATAAAATTAATGAAAAGTATCAAAAGCAAAAAGACCTACTTGATGCAGAAAGCACACTGCTTGGAAAAGTTCAGTCTAAGATTGAGGCAGCTTATAAGAAACGCATCGATGCTCTTAATACAATTTCTAAAATTAACGAAACCATTGCCCAATCTCAAAGAGATCAACTTAGCCTAGCAACCGCTCTCTCTCAGGGTGATATTGCACAAGCAGCGGCAGCAGCTCAAACAATGAGAGCAAACAATGCTAAGAATGCACTAGATCAACAGGCTTCAGCCCTGCAAGCCCAATCTGACCGTGCAGTAGCCTCAGCAACAATTACCTATAAGGGCAAGAAGCTTAATCAGTCACAGATTGATGCTGCTAAGGAAAAAGCCGATACCGCCAACTTGCTAGCAAATAACCCTGGTCTTGGATATTCTATTGGAGGATATGTAACTGGTTATGCTACTGGTGGAATGGTTGCTCCAAAGTATTTTGCAGATGGCGATTTGGCAAAAGGCACAGACATTATTCCAGCAATGCTTACACCAGGAGAATTTGTTATGACTAAATCTACTGTAGATAGAATTGGGGCTAGCAATCTTTCTGCAATAAATAGTGGAGGATCTGTAAATTCTGGTTCGGAAAGCGAGGGTTCAGTGTATAATTATAGTGTGAACGTTAATGTTGCTACTGGAGCCAACCCAGAAGAAATTGCAAACGCTGTAATCAAGAAGGTTGAAAAACTTAACTCACAAAATCTTAGAGGGAACACATACGGAGCATGACATATTCAGCAGAGCAGTATCTAACAAATAAGGTCAAGTACCGCAGACCTTCGGCTATCATGTTTGCAGAAAACGCAGGTACTTTGGTTAATGCTACCGACAAAAATGGGAATCCAATTTATTACAAAAATGCAGACGGTACAACATCAAGCACACCAGTAGTAACATACATGCCTATCGGATATGACATTTATGCAAATCAGTCTGGCAATACAGACGCATCATTAACAGATCAATTTCTAATCCTATCCGATCACAATAGAGATGCTCTTGATTTTAAACAAAATCGTATTGAAAAACGTGAGCGTATGATTAACGGTCGTATGCGTTCATTTTGGACAGCAGACAAGGTAAGTATTTCTACTTCTTGGAAAAACCTTCCTTCTCGTGCATATTCTGGTCCACCCCTTTTCGATCCAGTAACTGGTGCTCCAAACCATGCTGTTGATGGAAACATATTTTTTCAGTATACTGTAGATGGCGGTGCTGGTGGTAATGAGCTTTTAAACTGGTATGAAAACCACAAAGGTTCATTCTGGGTATACCTGTCATATGACAAATATCCTAATTTTACAGATGGCATAACATCATACCAACACCTAAATCAATATAACCAAGTCATTGAGATGTTTATCTCTGATTTTAGCTATACGGTTGAAAAGCGTGGTGGAACTAATCACGATATGTGGAATATTTCATTGGCTTTGGAAGAGGCATAATGTTTAAAGTATATAACTCCGATGGTAGTGTAGATACCGAAACATCTGCAAGTTTGCAAAATCACTTAAATACTACTTCATTTGTTCAGAGTGACGGCTTTGTTATTGCTGAATGGAATCTAAATATTGCTGAAAACATAAACACTGTTGGAAATTATTATCACAATCCAAATGGAACAGTTGCGGCATCTAGGTTTGTACAAGAAACAGAACTTACAACAAATCCAACCTGGTTTGGTGCTACCGATGCAAGGATAGTCAATAACGGTTCTGTGTATGATTCTAGTGTTAAAGACGTTGTCCCACAATCTTTTATATCATCAAAACAAAAAACTCAATATTTATTTTCATTACAAGATTGTTTTGGAAAGTTTAGACCACGTTCTGGAATTAACAAGGCAGTTTATTTTCCTAAGCGTCAAATTAATTATGGTGTAGGAAATCCAGACCAAACAAAGCCAATCGTTGGTGCTAGTGCAGAGTATGCAAACAGACCACGATACTACATGCCAGATATGAATGATCAATTTAAATACTGGAGTTCTTATAGAGCCACGGTAGACGAAACTGGTCAAACTCCAGTTGCTACCGAGCGAGGGATATCCACCACCAAGAACAACACTGACAATGGATACTACATTCAAGATGCTGCACCATTTGTTGCATACGGAGAAAAGATGGCTACTAACAGAGTAGTCATTAAAATGCAGACAAACTCAAGTGATGTTGACCTTACTGAAAGTCTTGGATTCGCTGATCCATTTTATGGCTACGGAAATTCTACAACTCCAGTTACTTGGAAAGTTCAGTATTTAGATCCAGCAGATGCCGATGTGGATGGCAATCTTGCTTGGAAAACTCTATGGACTTCTCCAACTGGTTTTCAAGTTCCTTCAGATGGTAACGTAGAACTTGCTTATGGATTTTCAGTTCCAAGTGATTTTAGAAATTCATTTAATTATGCTGGAAAATATTCAAATGCCGCCTATCTACCTGTTGTATCAGTTAATGGCTATGCTTATTTAGTTGAAGCAACTTCTAACGCAGGAAAATTTTACATTTGGTCAGATGCGGATAGCACATATCACCAATACGATGCTACCCCAACTTGGTTTGTGAATGATCCAACTTTTACAAACTCAACTCCACTGGTAACTCAAACGGTAGGAACCAATGCAGACTCTCCAGACCCATCTGGACGAGTAGAGAATTTTCCACAATACAAAGATGTAAGTGGAGTAACCCACTACAGAGAGTTTCAATACATTAACGGTTTAAGAATAGTTGTTGATACAATGAATATTCAAGATTGCAGCTTTGATTTAATTGAATTATCTGCAAGATTGACGGTAGACCTAACGGACAAAACAACAGACCTATCTTTAAAAAAGAGTTCATCAGATCTTAATCAGACAGGACTACCTGTAGGACAACTTCTGGTATCCACTGGCAGCTTAACATTGTTTGATTATGATAAGGCATTTAGCGATAACAATGAATACAGCATTATCTCTCAGTTTTCTATGAACAGTAGATATAAACCAATTAGAAAAATGAGAGTCAAGCCTCCCAAAAAATCTAAGAGTTCTGCCAGTTATATTCAAATTAAAGCATTTGATGTTTTAAGAAATATCAATAATCAGGATTATTATGTTCCTGTAAAAACAATGTATGTAGATGGCTTTCCAGAAATTGGAGCACCAAACAGAAGCGTTACTATAAACTTGCGTGATCTATATTTTTACTTTGAGTCAATGACAGCTCCTCAATTATTTATTCCAGAGTGTTCCCTTAGCTTTGCCATAACAACACTTATGGACTCTATTGGTTTTACTAACTATAAATTTAAAAAGACTCCAGATGAAAAAGATCCAGTTATTCCATTCTTTTTTGTAGCACCAAATACAACGGTAGCACAAGTTCTCAATGATTTGGCGGTATCATTCCAGGCAGCAATGTTCCTTGACGAATCAAATGACTTAATTATTATGTACAAAAACTATCTATTGCCATCACTGAATGATAGAGAGACAGATTTAGTGCTATACGGTTCAGACGATTCTAATACTAACGGTGTAATAAAGAATTCAACTACCTATGATATTTCTGCGATATCCAATAATGGATCTTATGTTACATATACTTGCAACAATAACTTTGTTGTTGGAAAACATGTTACTATTTTTGGTGCTACCTCGTCTGCTTATAATATTGTGGATGCAGTGGTTACAGAAGCAACAGGAACATACTTTAAAGTTGCTTCCACTGCAACAGGAACTACGTCAACTGCCAAAGTAAAAATAAGTCCTGCCTTAGCCAACATCATTGATATCAAAACTGAACAGGATAGGGTATTCAATGACGGAAAAATTACATTCTCAAGCAGATACATTCAAAAGAGTCTACCAACAGTAAGGTCGGTATCTCTAGATTCCAGAGATGTTAACTGGTACTATAAGCCAGTATTACTTTGGGAAATTGCTCCACCACAAAGCACAAAGCCAGCAAATGAACAGGTGGGGACTCAACAAGGCTACGCTCTTACAGCACTTGCCCTAAATGCAGACATTTCAGAAAATGCTCCTTCGGTTGAAGCAAGCACGTCAGATCCTTCAGTCCATACTCTAGTTAACAACACTATTGATTTTGGAGAATCGGTGTCTTGGATGCCTAGATACAATGGATACTTTTATGCTAATGGTGAAATAATTAGATATGATGCGGTTGAATATTCTGTAACTGGAATTGAAAATGTGTGGATTACAAGTCCACAGGAATATCAAAAATATTTTGCAAAAGTTCCATTCGGAGGTAAAATTTATCCAACAGGAAGAGTTAGAATTTATGCCGAACCATATTATGAATTAATGTTTGATGCATATGGAAATCCAATTTATGGCACGGACAATGTTCAAAAAGTCAGACTAAAGCTGGGACCAGTTGCCAAGCATGGTCGTGGACAATTTGGAACTAGTATTGTTGCTCACAGCTTTGGCATTAATTCCGAATGGACTAACCCAAACAATATTTATGGTTGTTTGATGGACTCTAGCTATATTGTTAATCCAGATAATTTTTCTATAAGTAAAGATAAGCAGCCAACCTTTACAGAAGTTGCAGGCAAGGGCAATACTGTAGATGGTTTAAAAACATACGATAAATTTGCAAGAACTAGCAAAATTACTGGAACAATTAAAAATATTTTAAGTGCAAACAATACTCCAGAAACACCAGCAAACAATACAAATAGTGCAACCCCTGGAAACGTTCAGGCATCAGCATTAATATTTTCTGGAGCAAAACCAACTGCCAAACTTGGAACAGAAGCTTTTGCCAAAAACCCAATGGATTTTATTTCATATATAATTAAAAATCTTGATAATGACTACAGACATGTTGGTTCCAGAATGCGTATTATTGGAGAGGTTAAAGAAAACAAAGACAATACGGCTGTGGTGTCCCAAACGCCTGTTGGTAGCGTGACCTATTATAGTGGTGTTGGTGCGTCTTCTGGTGGCATCGCCGTTGGAGTAAATCCTAACACTAATCACGGATACTACTTTGAAATTGCAGCACTAACAGATGCAACCATTAATACCAAAGCTACAGGAAAAACATTAAACAATGTATTCTTTTACAAAATTGGCAAAGATAACACAAAGATTCATCCAGGGGCAACAATAAATAATCAGACCCCTGCAATTCCACAATTACTATGGACTGGTCTAACTAATATCCTGGTTGACGATGGAAATTTTGTGGGGCAAAATAGACGCTCTGGAGATTCTCAAGTAACTGTTTACGACCTAGCTGTTGAACACGAACCATACATTGATTCAACTGGAGGTTTTGCTGGAATTAAATTTTATCTATACATTAATGACAAACTTGTTGGCACTGCGGTTGATCAATATCCAGTAACTCAAACATTGTCATCAACAATTGCCTTATTTGTTCGTGGTAATGCAAAGATGATGTTTGAAAATGTTTATGCAGTAACTCAAAATTATGCAGATGGAGATTCTTCTAAGATGCTATCACCTGCTCAAGCAGCATTAACCCAAAGTAAGGGATCATTTACAAATGCCAGCTTTAGAAAATACACTGCGTCACAATCAATTCAAAATACATACATGTCTGGTTTACACCCATCTGGCTCTCCAGCATATAGTTTATACTTTGAAGAGTTTGGAACAATTATGAGGGAAGCTGCATACATAAACGCACAATACGATAAGGCATACCCAGCCTTGACTGCACGAATCTCTCCGACATTTAATGATATTCAAGGTTATGTTGTTGCAGGATTTACTGCCAGTGCCTATAGTGCAGAGTTTTTAATTATTAATACTACAGATACTGTTTTGGTTTTAGACGATTCTTCTGGAAACTTTTTAAGAATTCAGGGGGTAACTTTTACTCAGGAATCACAAAACCAACTTACAGTTGATGATTATTTTGGAAAGAAAACTAATTTTTCGGATACAACTCTAATAAATGATAGTAGTAAAGATTCTCCTTATGGGGCTAACGCTACTTATGCAGATATTAAAAATAGTCAAATGACATATGGTAAAAATGCTTTTACCCTGGATGCTAAATATGTTCAAAGTCAAGATGCTGCAAATGAATTAATGGAGTGGCTAACTTCCAAAGTTCTTCAGCCTCGCATTGCTGTTGGATTAAGTTTATATGGAAACCCAACTATTCAACTTGGTGACGTTGTTGAGGTTCAATACAATGTTCCAAATGAAATTGCAATAGATGGAACTAGATTTGTTGTTTATGCTATACAGTATGATCGCACACCAGATGGTCCAACTATGATAGTATATCTATCGGAGGTAACTGCATAGCATGTCATTTATAAGTACAAATCAAGCCGATAGAGTGGCAGGAGTAAATTATTCTACAGGAATAGTCTCAGCTAAACCAGCAACAGTAACCAAGGTTGCAGTGTCAACTGCCCCCAAAGATGTTATTAAAGTTGCAACTTCAAATTTGTTTAATTTGGGGGAACCTCCTGTTAATCCAGACACGCTGACAGATTTACTTTTTCAAGAAATGGGCGGTCAGGACATTATAAATATTTTAAGAACTGATACGGTAAATGGGTCTTCATTTAAAAATAATGTTATAACCAATCTATCTCAAATTAATGAAAAATTTAATTCTCTTAATTTAATAACTATGTCTGGAGAAAGCTCTGGTTATTTTAAATCAATGCATTACGAACTACTTGATCACATACCAGAAGGAAAAACCTTGGTGGCTGGACTAAATCCATTACCAGTAACAGTGGTCAGCAATGTTCCAACAAACTATTATGTTGACCCAGCAACTGGAGATATAACGTTCTACTTCTCAGGTCTATCTGATGATCAGCAAGTTCAATTTGAATTTATAGAAATGAAGAAAAATCCAAAATCAACAGGAGGATATCCATTGATATAATGGTATAATAATAAATATGATTACTAATACTGGAAAAGACATTGTTTCAAAATACTTAATTGGTCAGACACCTGCCTATGCATCTTATCTTGCACTTGGCTGTGGATCAATCCCCATGAAAGAGTCTCACACCATCACTAGTGCCGAAGCTTTTGGGGTAGATGGTGTAGGGGGATTTGTGAATCAAAAAGCATTGGAGTTTGAAATGTTTAGAATTCCAATTATTTCTAGAGGGTATGTTAGCGAAAACGGAGTATCTAAAATAATTTTTACAGGAGAACTTCCTACAACTGACAAATATAGCATTACAGAAATTGGAGTATATCCTGCCTCTAGCAATCCTGCTGCCAATATAGACAGTTACGGAATATTCTCTTTTACTTCTGATGAAGGATGGATTTATAATAACGGTTCAGATACTGCCATTCCTTCTGTATCTGGAACGCTTGACCTATCGTCTTCTGCAACTCCAATTTTTCAAACAAACGTGGACAACGTTACCCTTAATACTGAAACAAGAAAATATAGGTATGAGCAACTAAGAATGTCTGGTAATGGAGTGTATGTTCGTGGAGACTTTTCATCTGTAGATGTTTCTGGAAGTACGCCAACGGTCAGTGGAAATTATCTGTCGCTTTCAACTCCAAACATTAATCTTTTAAAGAGTAATCCAGAAGACGAACTTCGTTTGGCATTTTCTGTAATCAGTGCTAGTGAAGTAAACAACTCAATTCCAGATGAAGTAAGAATTGTTGTAAAGTTCCTTACTGCATCAAACTCCGAATATGCAACCATGACTAGCGTAACCTCTGGTGGTAGTTTGGTTGCAGGTGGCATTAATACTGGTAATCGGTATATAGTATCCAAGGTGGCTCTAGGTAGCTCAGGCTTTGATAAAACTTCTGCATTCAGCTGGGCTGCTGTAAATGCTGTAAGAGTATATATATCAACAGTTAATGGATCATCCTCAACTTCAGATTTCTGGATTGGTCTTGACGGTTTAAGACTTGAAAATCTTTCTGATACTAGCCCACTCTATGGTTTGGTTGCATATACTAATTTAAAAAATAGCGAATATTCAACTGTAGGTTCTGTAACGGAATACGCATCACCTGCAATCAAGCCATTGAATGCGTCTGGGTTAGTGGAGTTTAAGTTTGCACTGGATGTGAGTTAATGCCAGATAATATTAAAAAAGTAACTATTGCAAATACAGATTTGCCAGCTATTCACCCAGACGGTAGTTATTTAATTAGATTTAGAATTATTTCAAAAGATGCAGAAAAGTCTTCGTCTTGGTCAGCGACTCAAACAATATCAGTTCCTAACAGGGTTAGCAATGTGGTTTCTGGATCAATAGTTTCAGATAATACTGGAATAACAATTGGATGGGATGCCAAAAGCCTGGCAACAAAGCCAAGTTTTGATATTTATTTAAAATGGACATATCCAAGTGGAACAGAAACATCATACACATATGTAGGAACTGTAAAGTCAAATAATTACTATACAGTGATTCCTTCACAAAGTGGTCAAAAAGCAACAAACGTCAACGTGGTGGTTCAACAAGAAACTAGCATAAAGCAGGTAGCATCTACAAATCAATCAACAAACCCAGTATTGGTTTATCAAGGGACCAATTCCACAACGGCTGTAATTGTTGGATTGCCATCATCATTTGATGGTGGAGTTATAGCCTAACTTGTGCTATAATTAACTTACTATGGCAACTATTCCAGTACCTCAGCGTGGTCAACCAATTGACTTTAATTATATTTATACAATTGTGCAATCATTAAACGAACTAAGTTCGTCAATTGCCAATCAATCCAAACACATGAACTTTACTCACAGTGATGGTACACAAGAAAGTATGGATGCCTCTACTATGGCGATAGATATTGCTCATCAAACTGTGGTCGGAACATCGGTATCTACAACTAAGCCATTTACAGGAACCTACCAGTTTAAAACAAAATTTAAAGCAACTCCGATTGTAACAATTACTGTTGTTCAAAATAATACCAGTGCTGGAAATGATGATGCCATTGTTCAGATTACCAATACATCAGCCTCTCAGGTTGACTATCAAGTTGCATTTCCTGGGGCAAAGGCTAAGGCTGCTGCATCTGTTAGCGTAAATCTAATTGCTATTGGTTTAGCACAAAACAGTTAAGGAATAGTATGCCAAAGGTTACTATGGAAGAGTACAATGCTGCTCCACCAATTGTGGGCAGTAAAAAGGTTTGGTTTTTAAATGGCAAACTGGTAAGATCACATCACATCAATCGCTCCAATGGGATAATGTCTGTTTATAACATTATTGATGATCAAATTGAAAGCTGCCTCATTTCTGATTTTAAAAAGAATAGGCTTAGGGCTTACACTGTTGGAGAAACAGCAATCCTGGTTAATAGACATAAGAAGTATATGCCATCACTAATGAAACGAGGAGTCATTCCACATCCTACTGGTTCTCAAAAAGGTGGGGCAACTGGATGGCAGGTAAGAAGTTATTACTCAGAGTTGCAAGTTCGTGAGATCCGTGATATACTTGCAACATACCACATTGGTCAGCCACGCAAAGACAAATTAATTACCAATGACATTACACCTTCAAAACAGGAGTTGACAAGACGTATGGGAGATGGTATACTTACATATACAAGGACAGACGACGGAAGATTTATCCCAGTCTGGACCGAATCAATTTAATCCATTAGGAGAGATATGGAAAACGAGAACACTAAAGTAACAGTAGGTCTGGGATATACCCTGAACCTTGGCAACTTCCAGTCACTACGCATTGATGTGTCTGTTTCAGACAACAAGCGTGAGGGTGAGAATACCAACGATGCATTTGAGCGTGTCTACAAGTTTGTAGAAGAGAAGCTCGCTGAAAAGGTGCGAGAGTCACAAGACGAAGCTGAAGCATAGCACATGGCTGATCGCAAAGACCGCATGGCTTTGCTCAGTCGCTACAGCAAGTTACACACTGTAAGGTATGAGCAAAAGCCATCCCTAAATCTAAATGTTGAGCAATGGGCAGCAGATGCCCTTATTGAATCATATGGTTTGCCAGAGTGCTATGACCTCTTGCATTACTATTTTGACACGGCTACCAGCCCCAGCTGGAAGTGGTTTGCAAACTACGCAGACAAAATCATTGACGGAAAAGCTTCCGTAGAACAAGATCTTAAGGAGAGAGCCGAACGCCGTTTAAGGGCTAAGGAGTGGCTAAATGAATAACACCGAATCCAAACTAATCTCTGCTGTTCTGGCAGACAAGCAGGTACACGTTCTGCTACAGGCAAACGTAGAAAACATTCTTCGTACCCATACAGATATCTGGACTTTCATCAGAAACTATTCAGAGGCAAACGGTACAGTCCCACCAGTATCTCTCGTAGTGGACAAGTTCCGTGACTTTGCTCCTGTGGATGGTATTGGTGCTACCAAGTATCACCTAGAAGAATTACAGGCAGAGTTTCTAAATGATAGCCTGAAGGATGTTCTTCGTTCGACTGCTGCCGAGGTACAGGCAGGTCAGGGTACAAAGGCACTAGAAGACCTCATCCAGAAGACCTCAGAACTAAAGAAGAATACTGCTGTCATTCGTGACATTGATGCTACCGATATTGATTCTGCTGTTGCCTACTTTGAAAACCTTGCTCGCCAGAATGAGTTAGGCTCTATTGGTATTAAGACTGGTCTTCCAGGATTTGACAACTATCTACCTGCTGGTATTACTCCAGGTCAGCTAGGCGTATTCCTAGCCTACCCAGGTATTGGTAAGTCTTGGTTCGCCCTTTACATGGCGGTACAGGCATGGAAGCAAGGTAAGTCACCACTAATCATCTCACTTGAAATGTCAGAGACAGAGGTTCGTAACCGTGTGTTTGCTATCATGGGTGAGGGTCTATGGTCACACCGCAAGTTGAGCAACGGTCAGGTAGAGATTGAAGACCTAAAGCGTTGGCACAAGAAAGAGTTGCAGGGTAAGCCAGAGTTCCACATTATTTCAAATGACAATGGTGGAGAAGTAACCCCATCTGTTATTCGTGGCAAGATTGATCAGTATAAGCCAGACCTAGTTATTGTAGACTACCTACAGCTTATGTCGCCTAACCAGAAGTCAGACAATGAGACTGTTCGTATGAAGAACCTTTCTCGTGAACTAAAGCTTATGGCTATTAGCGAAGAGATGCCTATCATTGCCATCTCATCTGCTACACCAGACGATGTTACCAAGTTGGATACTGTTCCTACGCTTGGTCAAACTGCTTGGTCACGCCAGATTGCTTACGATGCTGACTGGGTTCTTGCTCTTGGTCGTGCCACCAACTCTGATATTCTTGAGTGTGTATTCCGTAAGAACCGCAATGGTTTTATGGGTGAGTTCTTAGTTC